CGGGATGTCTCCACAGCCTTCTGCAGCTCCAAAATTTTGGCTGGATTTAACGTAATTCGTACCTTTACTCTCATCACATCAGACCCAACCGTACATAGTTCACGGAACCATCAGGATTCCGTGCCTTTATTCCTTTGTGAATCTTTCGGTCCTCCCCGTGTATTCTTGCTACTCCTCCAGTAATGGTTTCTATTCCCGGACAAAAATCAACACAGAAAATAGCCTGACCAGATAGCTGGATCTTCTTTCCGTCTTCTGTGAAGATCGTCTTTGCAGTGTCCTGATAATTACATTTTAGATCATCCGCCTCAAAGGCAATTTTAGGCCCGCCGTCCTCGGAAAGTCCCTCCTCGTAGATCGTAACCTTTATAGGTGTCCGGCAATACTGCGGCAAGACCAGTTTTGGATATTTCATTATCTCACCGCCAATCCGCAGCACAGGCCCGTCTGGCAGAGCAGCTGGTATACGTCCCGCCGCATGGCGATACCCTTGCCGGCAAATACATTCCATGCGGATCCGAACTGCATAGACACACCGTTAATGCTGTAAGAAAACAGCACTGAGTCAATCACTTCCGCATTGTCATACTCAAACTGTGCCTGCTGGCAAACCACCTCCCGGATAATGTCCTGTTGAAAAACGGTCAAATTGGAAAATCCCCGGCCTACAATTCGATTGTAGGTCAGGGAGTCAATATGTCTGGACGCTTTTTTCAGGGCAGCCGGCAGTTCTTCTGTTGCGATATCGCAACCAGGGCATTCCTCACCGAACTCCTCCGGTGTAGCATAAGCCTCATAGCGCATATCACTCACCGCCCTTCAGAGATCCCTCCTCTTTGGCTGCCTTATCTGGCTTCTTGGTGTTCCCGCCGGTCTTCTCCTCTGTGGTCTCCTCTGTGGCCTCCTTCTCTGCAGTCTTGATTTCTTCCAGTTCCTTCTTGAGGGCTGCGTATTGCTCGTAAGGCACGGTTTTCCCCTTGCCATAAGTAATAATTTCCCCGCTGTCATTCTGAACGTCAAAACCGTCATTCACATAACGGGCTTTGCTCGTTTCGTCAATAGTGTAAACCTTATTTCCTTTTACTGCTTTCATTCGATATCTCCCCTCCTTATGCCTGGACGTGCATGCCTACGCCGTCAATTTTCTTTTCCAGAAGGAAAAGGTCGCCATAATTTCGGTTCTGGTACAGATAGCCGTCTGCGGTCCGGGAGTCGGTGCCGGGAGTAAACAGCTTGATGTAGGAATACTTATCCCTGCACACCACTGCCGACGGATGCATAATGATGAAGTTGATCTGTTTTGCGGTTGCATCAGCGACACACCCATCCGTGAAATCATATTTGGTTTTCATTCTGGCAGACGGAACGGATTTAATCTTCACGTCGTCCAGAGAATGTACAACGCGGTTGATACCATTAGCGGTATTCACAGTGATGTTCCGCTGAATTCCTTCTGCGGCTTTTAGTATCTTTCTTACCGCCGGCGTGGCATAGAACAGCCTTCCTTCTTCCGGGACGGCTGCTTCGTCCATCTTTGCCATCATTTCGTCAAATACTTCCAGGATTATCTGCTCGTCCAGGGTGGAGGTCATGGGAGTTCCGCTATAGGCTCCAAATTCACTGTGCAATTTGGAAAATCGGTAGGAATCTTTTTCCGGGATTGCCTGCTCCGTCTCAAAGGTATTCTGGATATTGGCCACTGACAAGGTCAAGTTAGTCTCATCAATATCCATAGGATCCACGAAGAATTCAATATCTCGATCATGTTCTAATTTCTTGGGTTCCCAGTCATTACTCATGGTTCCGCTGTTAAAGCCGGGGGTTCTCACATGGTCCTTATACCCGGACAAGGACATTCGCGGCAGTTTAATCGTCTGCGCATTAATAAACATCACTCCCGCGTTGCTTTTTGTCAATTCATCTGAGCATAGCTCTTTCACATATTTCTGCTGCAGTAAATTGGTAAAATTCTCTGCATAATCATATACTGGCATTTATATACCACCTTTCTTCTTATAGGCCGAATGCCCTTTTCAGCGCATCCTCGTCGGTTTGTTGCTGCTGCTTCCCTGCGGCTCCGATCTGCTGGAAGCCCTGGTTTTGTTCCTGCGCAGGCTTTAAGGCAGGCACATCCTCCAACACCTTGCTTAAAGCTGTCTTTAGCGCCTCCGGATTGATTTTACCGTCGTTCCCTACTGCGCCAGTTAAATCCGCCATCTTAAGGAGGTAAGGAAGTGTTTTGACGTCAACCCCGAGCTCTAATGCCTCCAGGGTTGCCTGCTTCTCAATTTCGGCTTTTTGAGCAATCGCCTGCGCCTGTGTCAGCTGTTGCTGGATGGCACTTACATCCGGCTGCTGCGCGGCTTTCTGTGCCTTAAACTGACTGATCGCCTGTTCCATCTCTTCTTTGCTCATGCCCTGCTGCTTAAAATACCCTTTCAATGTCGCGTCCTCCGCGGATCCAAGGCGCCCCTCCAGGATTTGTGTGATCTTGTCATAATCGATCTGTGGAGTCTGTGCTGCGGGTACGGCCTGCGTCTGTGCTGCCGCTTGCGCTTGCGTCTGCTGTGGCTGCTGTGTCTGCGGAGTTAGTGTCCCTTGCGTTGTGTTTGTCTCTGCCATTGTTAATGTCTCCTTTCAAGTTTTGAGAGTGGCTCTCTTTAATCATCCTGTTTTCGGTGTGTCTCACCATGCACGCACCTTTTATCCTCTTGTCGTGATTGGAGCATAAAAATACCACCAGTCATCATTCCTGACCGATGGTATTATGTGTTTTGTTTCCAAAGTGGCACGTACTTCCGCTGTTTCACTAAATCATAGTTATCATAATAATAGCGGCGCTCCACTTCGTATTCCTCCGGACTCATGCCGTCTCGCCAAAACGGCACCTCCCGCACAGAGTGAGGGGCCCAGCTTTTATTTTGTTCTGTCAAAGACCTGCACTCCTTTCTTGAAGAATTTCCGCAACATGCTGTCTACAAGAATCTCTTCTCGCTGAATCGTTCTCTCCGCAGGGGTAATTATACCATTTTTCAGCTGCTCGTTCAATGCCTTTAGTTCTTTTTCAAACAGTAGGTCCGGATCATACCCTCCCCGCAGGGCATCCTCTGTACGCTCAGCTAAATAAATTACACCGTTATTCTGTACCGCGATCTGCATAGTAATATTGGGGGTTGTAATAACCGTCTCAAGGTCTGTCAGCGACAGCGAACTGACAATATTGTGGTTATGCACAAACGCAAATTCTTTACCTGGATTCTTTTCTGCCACACCCCAGAAATCAAATCCTACACTGTCCGGCTCGCCATTGGTTTCATAGTGTACCAGTTTGCCCGTTTTTAGGTCTACTAAATACATGTGTTCGCACCGGTCCGCATTGCCTTTCCTCGCCACATCCTCAATGGCAGATGAAAGACCTTGATTGACCGCCTCGCTTCTCCCCTCCAGGTGCAGCGAATAATCCTTAGTACTGTCGTAATGCACCGGCGTGTTGGAGTAAATCAAAGGAGACCTCGCACCGATTTCCTCGATCCTACTGTATCCGCTTCCTGTATAGTCCTGCTCCCTTCGCGGATCCCTTCGGAGCTGCGGATTTTCCTTCAGATGCTGCTGAAGTTTCCATTGCAAATCCTTCAGGGCGTCATTGGCTTTCTGCAATTCCTCCGGATCTGTGGTGGATGCAATAATCCTTTTCGCCTTGCGGATCCTTCTCTCTAAGTCGCGTTGAATCCTTTCTTGCTTATACAATTCAACGGCCGCTTTTTCGTCTGGTATTGTTGGCAGAACTGTGACACCCGGAAAGTATGTCGCAAGCGTATGCCGGCAATTAGGGTGCAGCAGACCGGTACTAATAGCCTCGGACAGGAGTGGCACCCCTAATCTGTCAGCCTCCTCTTTGGTTCCGCCAGAAAACACATCATCCACTAATACTTTCCCCTGCCAGGGGGCGCATTTCTCACAGGTGTTGGCATGAGCCGAGACAAATACGGTATGTATACCCCATTCTTGCCGCTTCTTCCCCTCTCCCATAAGGTATGCCCGGTGGGAAGCTGTACGCAGCGCCATTTCGGCATAGGAACCAATATTAACCCGCTTGCCGTCCTTATATTCGATACAGTCAATCCCGTTTTGCAGAAACTCTTTGACCGCCATGTCCACAGCCTGCTGCAGCGTCTTCGCTCCGGCGCTCATGTGTATCTCGGCTTTGAAAATTGTTTGCCGGTATATATCATTTACCCTGCGCATGGCGGCGTTCTGGGCGGTCTGCATGTCGCTTTTCACAATTTCCGCCAGGGTCTGGAGTTTTTGATCATTGCTAACAAAGAAGTTTGTTTCCGCCGGAGGCTCTGCTTCCTGGCTTATCCCCGTGAGCGATTCAGGAAGAGACAGTTTGCCGCGTGAGAAAAACCCCTTTGCCTTTTGCAGGGCTCGTGAAAACATCGATACACCCTTTTTGTAGCTGCCTTGCAGGGCGGAGTCAATGGTCTTTTCGATCTCCTTACTTCGGCTCCCTACTATCTCCTTACAATTTTGCCGAAATTGCTTAAGGTCGCGAAGCTTGGCTTTCTGCCACTGCTCCCATGAGAATCCCTCTTTTTCCTCTTCGCGCTTATGATGGGCCAGTGTCTTACGCATGGAAGTAATAAGATCCATCTCCATCTGGTCAAAGATTCGGCGAAGATCATAGGCGTCATACTCTTGCTGATCCTGCCGCTGTTCCTGGTCCATCTGCTACACCTTCCAATCCATCAATACCGGCCACGCTGTTCTCGTCTACGACTTCAATTCCCATTTCCACTTTTAGGCGTTTTACTTCCTCCTCCTTCCATGCCTGATCCTGGGTATCTCCCCACATTTCTTCCACCTGTGCCTCTATGCTCAAAATCGGGGACCCGGGGCGGGCTTTTGACAAGGTCTCCACTTGGCTCTCAAAGGACGGGTTTGCATATTCTCCAAATGGAACCTCTGCATTGACATCCGTCACAGGCCGTTTGTTAAGGATATTGTAGGCGTTTATACCAGCCTTGACCACACCGGGCAGACACTCCTGCAGTGCCTCCACAATCGCGTTCCGGGTGTACAGTGTAGCCTTTTCCTTCTCCCTCTGCGCTTCCGCATTGTCAAGCTTCTTTACATCTATCCCGAGTGTGGACGGGCTTATAACTCCCTGCAGGCACAGATCAAGAGCCGTGCAATAGGAAGACAGGTAGCTCTCATGCGGAATCGTCGGCTGCTCTGTGTCTATTTTATTGTCGGCTTTTTCGGTCATATTGGTATCGGTTGCGATATACCGGTTATCAAATGGATTGGGCGGAGTAATCTCCCCGGTTTCCGGATTCCGGGGAATAAGGCTATCTGGTATATAAGTCTTTGCCCGGCCTGCCCGGAGTGCATCCATCCACTGGGACCAGGCTTCGTCGAGAGCGTCGAAGTTATCGAGTTTTCCGTCATAGATACTTCCGCCGCGTCCGTCCCACTTCGCACTCTCAAATACTTTCACCGGCACGGCTAAAATTACGGACTTATCAAAAACAACATCCTGCAGGCCTGACAGTGGCGGGAAGGTTTTATAATCCATCAGTTTGTCGCCTTTGTAGAGTTTGTTGCAGATGTAGCCGAAGCCATAATGCTCGTGCAGGACGTATCGCTGCATCTCGTAATCGTATGGCGTTTTGAAAATCACCTCGTGCAGCCGCCCGCGGCGGTGTACGATCTCGATACATTCGCCAGGATACCATTCCAGGATCGGATATTGGCTGATCTCTGTGTCAATCGTGACCTTATAGGCTCCGTCTCCGACATAAAGCAGTTCTTTGATAACCTTCTCCAGGCCCTGGCGGAACTTGTTTTCCTTTTCGATCTCCGCCCAGACGTCAGCCTGTTTTGCATCCCCTATTTTAATATCGTTCATGTCTTCCATCACGATTGACGTCAAGATGCGGACGATCAGCCCGGGCAGGCCCGTGTGGATCTTCCGCATTTCCATCCCTGGAGTGCAGCGGCTGGCCCAAAACTTAAACCGATCCGCAGACTCCTGCATCTGGCTGTACATCTGCTCTAACTCATTTCCATCCCCGCGGTACCAGATACGGTTACGGATAGCATTCAACTCAAAATCGACCAGCTCATTTATTTGCACGTTGTATGGACTGACCGGCTGAATCTGCAGCCAGCTTCTAATCCCTTTCTTAACTTTGTCCATTATCTTCATTTCTCCTCCTCAAATCCTATCAGCTGCCGGTAAGGTATCCAACTGTACTGATTGGCGTTAATCGTGTGATCATTGCGGTCCTCCGGCTTATCCTTGTCCTCCATCCAGCTGTAGCGGTCTATTTCGCCCAAATGCTCTACGCAATCCTCTACAACAAGATAACAGCCCTGCTGTATCCAGCCAAGCTGCAGTTTTATGCGGTCGATAATCTCCAGAGCCTTGTAAGCCTCGTTGATATTGTAGATGCACCCTTTAAGGCGCTTATACTTGCGCAGTTCCGTGATCGTGGCCTGATCCGCGCTATCCACAAATACATTTTTTGCAAGCCCCCACTCTTTTTGACAGCGATCCAAGAATTCTATGAACTTAACGGCCATGTCAGAGGGCGCTAACGGGATAGTCAAATCCGCATTGTTATACACTCTCTCCGCCAATGTAATCAGCCGCCGGTCCTCTGTAATGCCCTGGAAGATCATGGCAAAGGTATCGGGGCTTTTGGAGGAATAGGCCGTATCCAGCGCCGCGCTAAACTTGCGGAACTTAATCTTGCCTATCTTAATCTGCTGCTTTACCCACGCAGAGGATACAACATGCTGCTTACGGTCAAAGTTCGGGAAAATCAGGCCGGTTGCCTTACCGCGCAAGCCTTCAATCTTATTTTTCCACAGCTTCGTGCCTTTCGGGGTGTTGGTTTTAATCTGCTCAATCTTTTCCTTCGATAGCCCTAAATTATGCTCAAAAGAAAAGAACCAATGCACCCATCCGGGCTTTGGCTCCTCCGTTAACATTTCTCTTATTTCTGCGGGAGTATCCCCCTGCCATTCCGTCAGCGGCCTGCTGCAGTTGATATATTCCTTGTATACCGGCAGTCCGGGATCGTCCGGGTTAAGCGTCCCCATCAGATAATCACACCGCATGGAAGCCTCTCTGACATACTCCATATCGGCTATGTTGATCTCGTCTATATATAAGCAGCCGTACTGGCCGCCCAGAGCCTTTTTCCAACGCGTTTTATTGTCGTAGCCCAACACATAGATAATCTTGTCACCCTGGCTTGTATGGTAGAGGATGTGCGGGAGCGAGTGCTTTCCTTTGCCGGCAGCATTGTATTCCACCAGTCCGCCAAACACATCTATGATCCCTAATTCTTTGTTTATGATGTTCTTCTCAATGGTTCCCAGATCCAGACCGGACAGTATATGCAGCTTCTTCGGTGACTCCGCTGCCTTAAGCATGACCTTGAATACGCCGACCGTGGTCTTTCCGGCAGCGGTTGTACCTTCCAGGAATTCAACCGGCGCATTGCATCGCAGGAAGGCTTTGTACTTCTCGGATAGAATCATTCGGCTATTCGTGCGGATCACCCCGCATTTGCTGTATCATATCGTCAAGCAGGCTCATTTGCATTTCCATGCTGCCGGATACTTCCACCTTGTCCTTAAACATCCCAAGATGGCGGCCTAAAAGCTCCAGAGAGCCCTTTTTATCTGTTAGCTTATATTTCTTTACATAGCCAACATACTCCCTATTATCGCCGTTTCCTTCATACTGCTCTAATACTTCCAGCCCCGCGATACAGGCAGCCGTATCGTCGTCAAGCTCCGTAATGTCCTTCGGCTTGCCGTCAGGGTGGAATAGCTTTCTTGGGTCAAAGAAGCCAAGCTTTGCCAGTTCTTTCAGTACCATATCTTGGGTGATTTCGGTGCGCTTTTCTCTGTCTTTCATGCGCTGTTCGATATAATTAGCAATGTTAGTATTTGTTAGTGCCTTACTCCCATTAACCCTGGCTGTTATATCCTTCTTGCAATTGGGATATGCAGCCTTGTATGCCCTTGTGGCATTACGGTCTATCAAGTATTCGTTTGCAAATATTTTCTGATTCTTTGTCAGCGACAAGCCCAACACACCTCCTCACAATAAAAAACAAGGGAGCCCCGCCGAAGCAGAAACCCCTTGCCCTAAAATAATACCCGTTTACATTATACATGTCGAACATGTGTTTGTAAATAGGCATTAGAAATTTTTAATGATCAGCTCTCTGTACCGCTGTCCGCCTGACTTTGCGACCAGGTTATTTTGCCGATCAACCTCTACCAGCGTATAATCTCTGTAATGTTCTCGGATCTCCGGGCAATCATTGTACGACAGTACAAACTTGCCTTTAATACCGACTAGGATATCCCGCAGATGCTCATGGTCCTCTACCTCAAATCCGGTGTAATACCCCTCCGCTGCATAATACGGCGGATCAAGATAAAACAAAGCACCCGGACGGTCATACACTGCGATCAGGCGCTCATAGCTCTGGTTTTCGACCACCACACGTTTTAGCCGGCCACTCACCTCTGCCAGATAGCCAACAGCCTTCTGGAGGTCCTTGCTTCGTAATCCAAAGGAATGCCGGTCAGCCCCGAAGCTGCAGTGTATCAGCTGATAAAATCGTGCCGCCCTCTGGATATCCGTCAGTCCTCGGATCTTGATCTGTTCCCGGGCATCAAAGAACATCTCCCTGGACATCAACAAACCATCCAGCTCATGTTGCAGTTCCCCCGCATGATATTTGACACATCGAAACAGATTAACCAGATCCCCATTGATATCGTTGTAGACCTCCAGATCCGCCTGACGATCTTTTGCGAACAATACCCACCCGGCGCCACCGAATACCTCTATGTACCGGTCATAGCTGCCAGCCTCTGGGAATTGCTCCATGATTTTGTTACGCAGCAGCTTCTTGCCGCCAATCCAACTTATAAAGCTGTTCATTTGTACGTCACCCCTAAAATAGTATTTGGGTATTATTTTAGGCGATCATTAAAATGAGGCACCCCCGCAACGCAAAACGCCCTGCATCTGCAAGGCGCTCTGTATGTCGGGGAGGATACTCGGCAAGCTCTACACTTACCTATCTTCCATTATACCTGTGATTTTTGTGATTTGTGTGAATCTTTCAAATAACCGTCAATTTTTTTACTTATCCCGCTGCGGTCAAGGTGCAGCTTCCTGCCGATCTTCCCCTGGCTCATGCCGTCGATGTAGCGGTACGTAAAAATTAACTGAATTGTGGGATCTTCTATGCCGGCAATAAACTCCTGTACCACGAGTCGCTTCTCCTCTGCTGCTACCTTCTTCTTTCCCAGCCTGATTTTTAGATTCTCAATCCGCTGCCGCTTTTCTTCGTCGGTACGGATGTTATAGCCCGAAACATGAAAAGCCATCGGCTGGTACGGGAAATCCGGGTTACTCCCTTTTACAGCCCCAAACTCATACTTAGCTGCTTGGACCTCTAGCTTCTGAATCTGGTCTTCCAGCGCCGTGATCTGATCCCCAAGTCGCTTATAGTCTTCCAGCGTTTTCTTATCCATTTGTACCACCTCTTTTCTGTAACAAAAAAACTACCAACCAAATGTTGATAGTTGGCAGTTTGAAATCATTATTTTTTAGTGATTGTAATTGGAAAACAAGTTACATCATATTTCCCGTCGTTTCTTTTGCCTATTTGCATATTAAATTCTATCGATCCATTTGTTGCATTTATGTAGTAGTCCTCACAATGATTACCCTCAAAATGTATATATGGCGGGATACTTGAACTATTTGCTATACCAAGCTTATATTGTTTCAAAATGGGGCGTTCTATTCCTCTGTAATATAGATCATCAATTACAAAATCAAAAGGATTCATATGTCTTCTCCAATCTATCGTTTCAAATTATTATATCCCATACTCTGCCAACTATCAATATTCAATTGTCAAGGTTCTTGTCTTTCTTTATTATTTCTTGCCGATATTGTAAGATTGCCGTAAGTTACTTCTAATTTTCCCTTTACTTTTTCGCGGTATGATGGAGACATACTAAAACAAACGAAAAGAGGTACGTCGATATGAAAAAGATAATTATTACTATTCCCATCGCATTCATTGGAATTATTCTATATCATAAGTTCAAGTCTGAAAAAGTAGGCTCTTAACCTTATCCAAATTAAGATAATTCTACGGCGTGGCTTCGGTCACGCTTTTTATTGTCCTCCTTTAGATCCATACTGCCCGGCTTTCACTCATTGTCAATCTCGCTGTCATATTTGCTTTGAGTGATATCATCCAAAATGATGCGCTCTCCGATATCATCAAAAGCACAAGGTCGTGCCTCCATTGCCCCATCGACATTTCTCGCAATGTTCAAATAGTTTACTCGCCCATTGCCCTTGTACTTTTGCAGGTTCATAAGTTGTTCCCCAAGCCCTGACCTCATTTGCTGTTCCCAACGCTCCGGATGGGTCTGACGAAGTACGGACATATGATTATCCTTAAACGCAATGTCCGTGCAACACCCGACACACCCATTACGCTTAATATTACAAATCTTACCTTTGCTGTTGGTATAGGTGAGATCATACAGCGGGGCATACGGAACGTCGTACTTGCGTATGTACTCCCAGATATCTTCATCCCGCCAGATTCCAAGGGGAGAGACATGATAAAATTCCGGGGCATGCGGCCTGTGACTTGCAAATATATAACCCCTCGTAGCAAAAGACAGCAACCGGCTATGACTTTCTGCCGCCATGAGCCCCTTCATGATCACATCCACACCAAGCTCTGCCTGCTTCTTTTCTGATGGTTCTTTCTTCAAGATCGAACAGCAATGATTAGACGTTTTTACCTGGCGAATCAGGTCGTAATACTCCAGTGTCTCCTGCTTCTCCGATTCCGAATTTGAAAATTTTAGAAAGCAATCAATATTTATCCTTCTTGCAGTTAATTTTGATGCAGCCTTTCCTAAGATCGGATATCCGTACTGATCCACGCACCAGTTAAAAGATTTCATTGTACCCTGTTTCCAGACAAGGCCCCTGTTTCGGAAGTCCTCCCACATGTCCGGCGTTGCTTTCTTCTCCAGGGACAAGGTTGATTTTAGTTTTCCATCAGCTTTCAGGACTTCATGAATTTGGCCTTCACTAATCAGCCACTCCAGAACCTCTTTTTGTGCTTCATACTTTAATCCGTCTTCTGCTAATCTATCGGGAAGGACCTCGTGAAATCGTACATTTTCATCGCCCCATTCTGCTCCCAACCTTTTAGCAAACTTCAAACTTTCCGGAAATTCAACTGTTGTGTTCCCGAAAATTACATGGTACTTAGCATCCGGGAAATAAGTCCTGATCAAATGCCATAAAACAGTCGAATCCTTTCCGCCGCTGAATGCAACACTAACTGCACTTTTGGATAATTCAAATCCTTGTCTGATTGCTTCTACTGCCTTGCCTATCTTGTAATCCAGCGGCTTCTTCTGCTCCGCCATAACCTCTTTAAATGTGTATACCGTACTCATATTTTTTTGAAAGGAGCCAGGATATCCTGTTACGGTGGCCACCGCTCCGGTCCCCTTTCTTTTTATGTTTTATACTTCCTGATCCTCGTACCTTATCCGCTCCCTCGCTTCATCAGCACTGCAAATTTCTTTTGCTGCTGCCACTTCCGCATATCCCGGCAACGCTTACAATACGTTGCTGTCTCCCGCTCGTAGAATGTACCTCCGCACTGCTTACATGCCTGCGGCCGGATCCGCTGGAAGGATACACAGCTGTCGCAGTCGGTCTCCCCCGCGGTACAATAACCATTCCACAGCTGGCATATATCTTTTTGCCAGTAATCCGATTCGTCAAAGTGCTGCTTGTACTGGTGGCGGACAATCGCCGCAAACCTTGTCATCGCATCCTTCACCTGCTCCTTTTCGTCCGAGTTCATAAGATTGCGCTGTTTTAATTTCCGCTCGGGTCGATTGTCTCCCCAGGCAGCGGATCCTATATATCCTCTGACCTTATCCAGATTTTCCGTCAGGTAGAGGGCGTATACTCTCCCCCGGATGGCCTTTGAGGATTTCCCGATCACATCCGCCATTTCTTCGTAGCTGCTACCAGTTTTAATTAGCTCCCCCAGTGTTACAAACTCTTTCTCTGTCCACTTGATATGATTCTCTGCCTTAAGGGGACGCTCTTTTAATCCAAGATCACAGATTCGCCGCTGTATGGCTCCGACTGTCCGTCCAAGCATTTTAGACAGATCGTCATAGTTGTACTGGTATTTTTTCAACAGCCTTTCCAGCTGCTTATCCTCTGCGTCGCTCCAGGGAGTTGATTTAATTTTTTGGCTCCTCTCAAAGTCGCGCTTTCTTTTTGTCTTCGCCCACTCCGGCTCTGCGCCTAAAGCGTATTCCTCAAATTTGGAAAAATCTAAAAAAGTTTGATTTTTCTCCGCCCATATCCAGAATTCCTCTAAATACACCACCCGGAATGAATTGTTATTGATCCTCTTTCTGTGGATGGGGAAGCCTCTGTTCTCTATCCACGATATCGGTTTATATCCGTATCCGCCGTTAACACCAAGAGCGATCAAAAGCTGATGAAACGTTACGTAATCGCCATTCTCCAAGAAGGGACCCAACCCCATACGTTGCCTGGCATTTATAATTGCGTATTCGGATCGATTAAGCCTTTTCATCAGTGTGCCGACGGAAGTAACACCCCAATTTTCTTCCAGGTACTCCTTTTCTTCTTTTGTCCAGTTCCTTTCCTGCCCCATATTATCACCTGCCGCTTGCGCTCCGGTCTCCCTCCTTTGCGATTTATAAGTTCAAGCTCATTTGTCCCTTGCAGTTTTTTTCTTTCTTTATACGCGGAGAATATCGGTGTATTTCCCCGTCTTTATCCTCTGACATAAGGGCATCAATTTCGTTAAAGCAAAAATCTTTGCACTTATTCATAGACAGTGCATTTACGGATCCGTTTTTGATGACGCAGATAGATTCGCAGGTGCAATGGCTACAGTATCGGCAATATTGTTTCATTCGCTTTGCACCTCCTTGTTTTTCCGCTGCAAGTCCTTCAGGTGGTCGATCATTGCACTTTTATTGGTTTCACATTCTTTGAAGTGTCTTCCCTCGCGCAGCAGATAATATTCCTCCTTACCCCAGCCGTCATGAAATCGATCTTCGTATGATTTACTTATTGCCTGATAATCAAACAAACTTGTAAAATAAACCCTAACAACAAAACTGTTCCCATCTTCCAAGTCATACCGGTAATACCGTTCCTCTGTTTCCTCTGTCTCGATCCAGAGCGGCCATTTTCCGTATGCGTCAATAAATTCTTTTCTCTGGTCATTATTTTTTAAGATCGGCAGTACCGGCAAGTCCGGCTCTACTTCTTCCGATCCAGTTTCTGGAGCATCCTTTGGTACCCACATATTCCCCATAGTACAGAATTCCTCTGGTGATTCTGGGGCATTGCAACATCCCTTTTCATCATATCCGCAGGTATCGCAGGGTAGTTCTTCCCACTGCTCCGATTCTTGCGACGTCGCAACTTCCTCCGGGCAAGGCCCCTCTACACATGGCTGCTTTACTTCTTCGTCGGAAAGTACCTGACAATATCCATTTATGTTATTTTCGCATACCACTCTTTCCGGCTCTGTCTGCTGCGTTTCTGCAGCAGTCTGCGCCTGTCGAGTTTGCCAATACCCCCTATTCCACTCCAATTCCGATTCTAGCCGATCGATTGAAACGGAGAAGCAAGGTTTTTCTTCGTCACAAAATATAAAACGCTCATCCATTCGGTAAGCATTGCCACCCCAGTGATTGTTAATGTATCGATAGTCAATACTATTGACCGTGTGAAGATCCTCTCCTCTCTCAAACAAGGCCATGAAGAGCCCTCTTACCATCTCCGAGCGCATCCACCCATAAGCGCCATCTATACCCTTTTGCTCCAGTGTAAAATGATCAATTTCGGGTTCCGCATCCGGCAGTACTTCCCCGATCTCTAATTCCATGCGGATAGGATCAGGTGTCGGCGTAATCTCTGGTTCCGAATTCTCTACATAGTAAAATTCAATTTCATGTTCCGCCGGTTCTTCCGCTTGTTCCTCTGGTTCTGGCTCCCGGAGATCCGCTTTGATCTCCCGTACCTCTTTGACCGTCATATCCGGCGTGACCAGCTGGCGTTCCTCCGGCTCCATTGTCAACATCTCACTCAGCAATGACTTACTGTATCCCTTGTAATCGTCCGCCAGCAGCGGGCTATATCCTTCGCGGGAAAATTCCTTATTGACGTTAATTGCCCGGGACACTGCGGATGCCCCCATGCCAAACTGTTCCTTTGCCATATCTTCTACTGTCTGGTATCCGTCCTCCTGATACATGGCGTTGTCCCGGATATGGCGCAGATAGAAGCCGATGGCTATGTACTCCCGCTCTATCGTCGCCTTGCTGGTTGCTATACTTATTTTTGCATCCTCGTAACTGGTATTAATCCACCACGCTACTGTCTCCTTGATTTGGGTATTCTCCACACACATCCTGCTTATCCTCCATCTTCAATAATGCCATGGCCTTCGCCTGTATCCGATTTCGTTCTTCCCGGATAGCTATTGGGATCCGGTTTTCATTTGCCTGCCGATCAGTCAGCTGGTTATAGATCATTCTAAAATTTGCCCGGTCGGTCTCCTGATTCTCCGACATACAAAGATTCTGATATCCCAGTCGCTGTACACAAGTTCTGGTCAATTCATCCAGGGATTCCATTGCTTCGGCTTCCCGGTAAGATCCGTACCGCCGGATCGAATTTAAAACACTTCCCCAGGCTTCTCCCCAGTCAATAATCGGGGGGTATAACATCTGAGCAGCCTTTTCCCTAATCTCCGAAATAGCGGGGGCAAATTTCAATGTAGAAGCAAGCTCTAATATGGCATTTTCACAAGTCATATAATCTAAGTCACCCAACATCTTAGACCAAATCTCTATTCCTTGTTCGCTATTCATTGCTGTAAATGTAGGCCATATAGTTTTAATCCCTGCCAGTAGCTTCAGCAGCTCTTCGTCTTGCATCTAACCACTCCTTTCCTACATTCACAGCCTGTTCAAGGCTTTTGTTTTGTCGCGGCTGTATTCGCTCATTTCGCTGCCGCTCTTCTTCCAGGGCTTTAAATACCCACCTTCTTATAGCCAAATTATGGTCCTGTGCCTTGTACCCCTTCATCTGGATATATTCATCGAGATAGGTGATGGCCTTCAGGGTTTCCAACTCCCCATAATCAGCAAAAAGCTTATCACGCTGGGGATCCGTAAGAAGAACATGAGAGTATTCGCCATACCGGTGTTTCTGACCGGCGGGAGCGGCGGCCTTGCCCGACGCAGCACTATGTTCTTCTTTCCTTTCCTTTGCTCTACTATCCTTTTCTTTACTATCCTTTACTTTACTTTGCGGATAAATTTTACAATCAATTTCATTTCTTTCCAAATTAACGCCGTTTCTTTCCGGTGATTGAGAACGAAAGGTAATTTTATTAAGAATACCTGTTGGAACGTCCTTTTTATCGGAATTATCCAGCAACCAGTATTCTTGTATAATTTCGATGGAATCCCTCGTTTCTACGCCTCTAAGATACCGTCTCTGTATTCCGCGGGAGGTCAGTATACTAAACATGTCAAATACGGTCTCATCAAATAAACCACGTCTGACACACCCCTCTACAACCTCTCCTATCAGTTGGGACGTGCAACCACATCCAACATCATCCGACATAAGGTAGCAGTCATCAGCGTCCCAACTCTTATAATAACCTTCGTCCTCATAGATCGAGCACATGATATGCAGCAGGACCAATAAACCTTTTGCACCAAACTCACCCTTGATGAGCTTTACTTTTTTATCCCGGAAAAACCCGACGTCAAAAGGGAAGTATTCAATACCGCTCTTTTTCGGTCTCGCCATTTTCCCCCTAACTGTACGGCCTGATCGTTACCTCTACATAGGCACTCTCTCCATACATTTTAATTACGTCCAGATGAACCACCTGGGTATCGTCCTTATAAGCTACCCCGTTAAGGGCGTCCAGTACAACCTTTGCAATATTATCTGCATCTGGCTTCTTTGTCGGCCATATTTGACCATTAAGCATCCGCTCCCGGTTCCTCTTACTTGTACTCTTTGGCGGCTCGTATACGGCGGATATACTGACTTTTAACGCCTCTTCCTTATTCCACAGCTGCCGGCTGTTTTCCCAGTACATGGTCTTAATCAGATTTTCGTACAGCACTGTTTGAACCGGTGTAAATGACTGCGTATAACCGGTCCTGCGGTTATGGACCGTTCTGGCCCTGGCCTTCCCCTGCGGAGGGCCAGGGATCACAAAACGTACTTCCATGGGCTTAACCGATCACGGTAATCTTTTCAGCAATTTCTTTATCCATTACACCAAGAGCAGTATAAAAATACCCCTTAATGTTGGCGATTGCCTCGTTACGCCATAGCTTGTTCTCTGCTTCAATGAGTTTAAACTCCGGCCGGCCGCCGTCCTTGATGCGGAATACAAACTTGCTGGCAGGCTGCCCTACTTCCTGGAAGGTCCGGTAAGGAATGAGGATGCAGGGATTTGGAACAATTACATCCTCCAGGGCAGCAATGCCGGTTTTGATGGTGGTCTTTTGGGAAATGCCATCGTCTCCATAATTGGCCGTCGTTTTCGCCTCGACATTACCCGCTACCTGCAAAATTGCCTGTAGATCGGGATTACTCTGGAAATTGGCCTGCAGCTCGATAACGAAGCGTTCCTGATCGTACCAGCTGTCAAACCGGAACTCGGATACATTGGCATCACACGTGAAAAGATACTCTCTTTTACGCTCTGTATCCAAACCAGACATTAAAGTCACTTCCGTTGGACTCTCCACATACAAAATCATATCGCTCGGAAACTCAATTGCCTTATAGGCGATATAGTCAACCATTGCTGTCAATGTAGCTGCCTTAATTGCAGATGCCTTCGGGATCTCGTCATACCGCTTAAGACTCTTATTTGCGTATGTATGCCCGCAAATATCAAGTACCTCCGTGGCGGACGTATCTTCTCCAAGTCCTACCAGATAATGCAATGCTTCTTTGATGTTATCCATGTTTCCTCCTTATTCTGCCGCCGCTGCTTTCAGCGGACGTACAATTCTCGGCTCAGCTGCCGACGCCGGTACTGCCTGGTTTACAATTTCCCCTGTGGTCGGATCAAAAGTCCTGCCTTCCTGGTCAACGGTGAGCTGTCCTTTAATCTGCTTGTCGTACTCCGTAATCTCTACGGCGCCGGTTCTGATATCCCTACCCATCACCACCGTCGTCTTGATCGAGTCAGCCGGTACGAGTGAGGCCTTTGCGGAGATCTCCGTTTTAACAAGTGTGCGGTCCTCGTTCGGTTTAAAGGTGATCGTAAGATTAAGCTTACGGGCCTTTTCCGCATCCGTATTCGGATCGTGGACGTTCCGGGTTATCTCCTGCAGAACACGGTTAAACTGCTCTGCCAATGCTCCTCCACAAAATGTTTCCAAGTTTATTTTTCCCATGTTGCTCCTTTCTGCCCTGGCCAGGGGCGTGTTGATTTATGTTCTCAGTATCGTGACATACCGGACACATCAGTTAAAAAATGACTGCTGGACAGATTCTTCTGTCTCTGCTTCGACTGTTTGATCTCGTTGTGGTTCCTCATCTGCCTCCGTGACTGTTGCTTCCGCATCTACGGTATTATCCGGATCATTGTCTACATATTCAGCGGTTCCGTCCTCGTTAATTACTGCCATATCGCCATCATAGGCTTGTTGCATTTCAATGCTCATGATCCCCCATTTGCTTATGAGTTGCCGCAGCATTGTCTTGATCGCCATTCCGTCAAAATCCTTATACCAAAAGGAAGAATACTTCCACTCATCATTTTTCGGATATTTCCCTGCTTCATAGTCTGCAAAAGAAACCCTTTGCCATTTTGGATTATCACTCTCCACTGCATTAACACGAAATGCCTGTGAATACTTATCCGCATGAACAAGCATCTTCTTTTTAGACCAGTACATAGTCTTTCTGAAACCGTTTTTATATTCAAACATGGCGTAATATCCGATAGTTGAAGCTTCCTCCCGGAGAACATCATCTTCAATCAGATTTACCTCGATTTCTTCGCTAAGAGGATCATATCGAATCAGCTCTCCTTCTTTGATTGCCAGAACATTTAGGTTTTTATAGTAACCGGAACGGATCGCAAGTTGTATGTAACCTTTATATCCGAGCTGGAACTGCGCTTCTTTACACCCTTTGTTCTTGTTGTTGAACGGAACCATATAGAACTGTCCCAGCTGCGGGGAAGGAGAAAGATTAAGAGCTTCCCCCAGTAGCGCAGCAGATAGAATGCTCTGATTTGTGCATTCCTGGAGCGCCGGTGTAGTCTGCACCGCTGATACAATACTGGAAATAAACCGGGTACCGTTCTTCCCGCCCACTACTTTATTGATTTGATTCTTGACGGCATCCTGCGTGAGGTACGCCGTCATACCCATTTTCTGCTGGCTCTTTGCCAGGCTGTTTCCTACTGCCATCTATGCAATCTCCTTTCCGGCCGGCCCGTACTTAATGCCGTTTATTTTCAAAAATTCTTTCAGCAGGTCAATTTGTTCCTTTGTTCCGGAAACCCGGAATTCCACCGTGTAACGCTCCTCTGCAACCGGAGCGGAAGGTTTCTGCTGTGCCGGTACCGGAGCTGTTGTTCCAGAGGGTTTTGCTTCTACGGCCTTTTTTACGGCCTCTCTATCCGATGCAGCACGCGCCCGGCGTTCTTCGATCCGCCTGGCTACCTCTTCCAGGCGGGCATTCTCCCGGAGCGCTTCGGACAAATCAAGAGTCCGGATGTAAACGTCTTTGACCTGCAGTTCGTGTGTGGTCTGCAGCTGGTCAATTGTATCCAGGTCGCCGTTAACCCGATCAAAAAGCTGTTGAATTTCCTCTTTTATGGATTTCATGTACCGGGAAACGTTGAGGTATTCCGGTCGCAGCACCCTGCTAAAAGGGAGAATGCCTTTCAGCGCACCAACATTTTTCTCATAAAACTCCATGATCTGGTTTTGCTTTTCCAGCTTCTTCTGATCCTCAACCTCCTTGATCTGACTCCCGATCAGGGTGATCGGTTTATCTACCAGGGTAATAATCTCTTTGATCTGGCGCTCAAATGCTTCATAGGGCGCCAGGCACTGTTTTTTAATCTCCTTTCGCTTGTCCTCCAGGGCATCCTTAAACTTGTTCAGTGCCGCGCGGTCTTCCTTTGCGGTCTTGATTGATTCCTCCGTGTAAACAAGGCCCGCATATTCCTGCATCTTAGCCGCAACCTCGGCTTTTATGTCCTCGTGGTTCCATTCAATTGTTTTTAAAAACCCGTTATCGGACGGGCTGATAATTCTTAATTCCATATGTCCTCCTTTAGTCCGTGTGTATGCAGATCAATGATCCTTCCATCCGGTATCCAAAACAAAGATTTCCCCCATCTGCCACCAGCGCAAGCTGTGTCATTGATAAAGCATAGGGATTACTTAATATTTGATATTTGGTATGTCCATACCCGTGTTTATAATCAAGCAGAAGGCTCTTTTCTTGCTTTAGTTGTTCAAGCGCTTCTTGGGACACCCCTTCTAATTGCCCTCGGTATACCACTTGCGCTTTTGCCTTTAATTCCTCATAGATTTCACAATTAATCTTTGCCTTTTCCTGATAATTTTCCGTAAAAGCCCAGGAACTATAGATTCTTTTTTCCATTAATTTTCTCCTATATCGCCGGGAGTATCAGAGGCGGCTTCTGTCCGCCCTCTACATACCCCCAGTACTTAATCTCCTCATGCAGCAAGTAGTCCAGATCATCCTTAACGGCTGTCCGCTCAATAAAGTAGTGCTTGACCTGCGTCCTGACATCCGCTCCCCATACGCTAATCAGGTGCGCCCGGAGGACCGCAAAGTCATAACCAGTAACAAGCAGATAATGCAGCACTTGTATGTAGTAATTGTCCGGTATGCGGTCGTTCCACTTTTCGCGCTGGGTGCCGGTGATGATGTTACTGGTCTTAATTTCCAGCACTCCCCGGCGGCCTTCGTGGTCAAATAATTCGCCATCCAGGGATGCCTGTAGAAACGGATATTGCTTACTGCGCAGGATACGGTTGTCGTGATGCTCAATCCTATATTCCGGATAATCCAAGGCAAACAGC